TTTATCAAAACAAAAAAAAATAGATGATGAAAAATTATTATATGAAAAACAAAAACAAAAAAAAAGAGAAGATTTACATAATAGTACATTAAAAACGCAACATTATCCAAGTCCTTTTGTATATAACGAATTACCAGATGATTTAAAAGAACCTCTAATTAATATTGATACTGCAAAATTAAATATTAATAACAACGAGCCTTTTATTCATTTGAAATACAAAGTTGATAATGTGGTGCCTTATGGTGTTTTAAAAGGTGGAATGAAACCAACACTGCGTGAATGGAACAAAACACAAAGAAATAGAGATTTTTTTACTTCTAGTAACATTGTAAACATTAATAGTAATAGTGAAAGAGAAAACAAATTAAATACATTAAAAGAGAAAATTAAAGAGAAACAAAGACAGCAGCAACAACAACAACACCATCATCAACAACAACACCATCATCAACAACAGCAACAACAACAACAACAACAACAACAGCAAGATCAAGTGCAACAACAAATGCAAATATTACCAAATATAGAAGAAAAATACAATTTACAAAATGTAAATAGTAATGCAAATATGAATACTGATATGAATACAGATAAAATTCAAAAAATAGATTCAAATACTCTTGTTAATGAAAATTCAAAATCCAATATTATTAAACAAATTTGTAAAAAAACAATTCGTAGAAAATATACTCTAGGTAAATCACAAATCAAAAAAACAGTAGGTATTTTATTAAAAGACAGAAATACTAGAAAAAAGGTAATTATAGCACAAAAAGATCTTAAAGAAAAATCAATTAATGATGTAAAAAAATATTTAAGAGATCATCATTTAATAAAAGTTGGTAGTAATGCACCAAATGATATTTTAAGAAAATTATATGAGTCAGCAATATTAACAGGAGAAATTAACAATAACAACAAAGATACAATGTTACATAATTTTATGAAAGATAAAGAAGATAATTATGAATCATAAAATAGCTTTATTTTCCATTGTTAATATAATAATGGAAACTACAAGAAATAAATTAACAGAAGATGAAAAAAAATTTTTTTATAAGTTAAGTAACTATTTAGATACCAAGTTATATTATTTTGGTAGCGTACAAAGAGGTGATTACTTTCCAAGTTCAAGTGATATTGATGTTGACATATTCACACACAATGAAAAAAGTACCATCCTTCAACTTATGAATTTTTTAAACGTAGAAAGAAACGAATTCAAAAGATTTGTCTGGAAATTAAATAATAATAATGATAAATTAGCATATGGTTATAAATTAATGTATAAAAATGAAGCAAACAATTTTTCTGTAGAATTCTCTATTTATAATGAAAAATACAAACGTTACATACTATATGAACACAACGATAAAAAAGATATTCCATTACATGCAACCATTTTATTAATTATTATCAAATTTTTATATTATACACTTCAAATAATACCTTCAAAATGGTACACAGAAACCAAAAAATTTATTTTAAGCACTTTAATATTTAAAAAGGATGATCATTTTGTTGTCATTGATCCAAAATAAATTACCGAAAGATATTTACAAATACCAATTTATATATATTCAATAATTTTATTATATAATTCGTAACAAATTTTGTTTTTACACCTTTTCACATTTAAACCTTTTCTCATTTCAAACGCCCATTTTTGCGTTAAAATAATCTAAAATAAAACAATATAATATATATAAATGTTAAGCATCATTCAAAATATTCCAAATATTAATACATATCCTCTAACATATGTATTTGAACATATGAAATTACAACATAAGCCAAATACTTTATGGTTAGAGTTTGGTGTAGCAAGTGGAAATACTATTAACTATATTTCAAAATTTACAAATGATAAAGTGTATGGGTTTGATAGTTTTGAAGGATTACCTGAAAAATGGCGCGATGGTTTTGATAAAGGCGCATTTAATAGAAACGGTGATTTACCACAAGTTAATAGCAACGTTGAATTGATAAAGGGTTGGTTTAATGAAACATTACTCAATTTTATACATACAAATAATAAAAAAGTTTCATTTATTCATATGGATGCTGACCTTTATAGTTCTACAAAATATATATTTGATGTATTGAAGGATTATATTGATACAGATTGTATTATTGTTTTTGATGAACTAGTAAATTATCCAGGTTTTGATGGAGATAAAGGAGAACTCAAAGCATTTTATGAATTTATTACAGAAAATAAAGTAGATTATGAATGGATTGGAATGAACGGAACACCTACTGGTATGTCTGGTTATTATCACGAAAATGTAGCATTAATTATTCATTCAATAAACTAATAAAATATGTGTATATAATTTAATTTTCTCATCTAAAGTGGGCGTTTTAAATGAGAAAAGGTCTAAATGTGAAAAGGTGTAATATTTTTTTGCAAATAGTATAATCATTTCTTTTAGTATTATGTTCAATACAATTATATTATATATTTTGTATATTTATAAATATAATGCATTTGGAAGCATCCGAATTTACACTCTTTGTAAAAAAGATACTAAGTGATTACTTTGTAAATAAAATAGTTCTAGATGTTGGTTCAGGAGATATTAATGGAAACAATAGACATTTATTTGAAAATTGCAAATATGAAGGAAATGATGTTATAGAAGCAAATAATGTCACTATTGTGTCAAAAACTAAAGACCTGCCATTGGAGGATAATACATTTGATACAATTATATCTACAGAATGTTTTGAACATGACCCGGAATACAAAGACTCTTTTAGTAAAATTTATAAAATGTTAAAACCAAATGGATTGTTTTGTTTTACATGTGCTGGATGGGGTAGACCAGAACACGGTACAAGAAAAACAACACCTCACGATAGTTTAGGAACTATTGGTAATAAAGATGACATGATAGATTATTATAAAAATTTAACAATTTATGATGTTAATGAAGTATTAGATTTACATAATAATTTTATTGTTTGGGATAGTTACTATAATTCAAAATCTAATGACTTGTATTTTGTTGGAATTAAAAAAGGTGATTCAACTGTTTCTAATTTAGAAAAATATATAAACGAGTATGTTGTAAATACAACAGCAAAGATTACCAAATGATATGTGTTTTTATTTTCCCGTCACATCTACATCCAATGCATTAGTATTAGATATTTTGTACATTTGATAAGGTCTTGTCAAAATTGAGTTTATTGTAAAAGTAGGATTGTTATTATCATACCATTTGAAACCTAAATTACTTCTATTTGCAACTCCAATTGTATATTCTGACATATTTTCAACGCAGTGCCACCACCAAGAAGGATTAAACAATACATCTCCTTCTTCAAGTAAATATTCAAATTTTGGAATATGTCTTAATATAGATTTATCTTTAAAATAATTTAATTTAGACACTACAAAAATACCATTATTACTTAAAACGGCACTTAAATATGGTGAATAAACTGGATCAATAAATGTCCATTTTTTTTGTCCTTTTACATTGTAAAATATATTAGATTTCATAGCACAATGAAGTGTTGTTCCAGTACCTTTGGGACCAAAAAATAATTGGCTTGTATCAGCATACTCTATAGGTGTAATTTCATCCAGTTTTTTTAAATCCAAATCTTTTTGTAAAACTTTACAATCAATAAATATACTATGGAAATTATTGATATAAATTTGCTCTCCATTTTGAATCATATCACATGCATTAGAAAATCTAATATTTTCTAAAATTTTAACATCATTAAATTGATCAGTTAACATATCTTTTCCATTAGATTTAGTGAATCCTTTTACTAAATATTGACCACAATACTTTTTTAAATATTCAATATCCCATTTTTTTACACAAGGGAAATCTTTAATAAGACCTTTTATAACTAGAGGTGTTCTATAATTATTTGTATATTGTTGTATCAATTCGGTTTGATCGGCATTAATACTTGGAAGAAGATATGTATTATTTTTTTCTGGTAATTTATCATAATAATTATTCAAATTTTTTAATTTGTGATCGCAATAAGAATAATAAATATCATCTATAAAATTGGTTGGATTATCATGAAATTTATTTAATTCATCATGCTCTTTAATGGGAAAATCTTTACCTAAAAGATTTTTTATAAAAAATATTATAAAATAAACGTTAAAATACAATATTAAAAAAATTATGCAAAAAACTATTATATAAAACAATAAGGTTTTGTTATTTTTTTGTTTTTTCATTTATTATATAAAAATAAAATATTTAATATTTATAAAAATATTTTATTTGTTATTAAATTACACTAAGGTTAAGAGGTTTTGATACTTTAAGTTGCTATTTTTATTTCTATAACGGATACTTCTTTTTTTATATTGGACATAAAATTATATAATTTTTTTGGGTTATATTTTTTTAATGGAAAATAATCACAACTTAATTGTCTCCATTGTCCAGTTTGAATATCTGTATTATCTTTTGTTTGATTACAACAATTACACAACAAAATATATTTGAATTTTTTACATTCAATTAAATAATCTAAAAATGTGTAAATATTATCTAATGACCAATGCATTATAACATCTTTCAAAATACATAGTTCTCCATTTACAATATTTTCTTTACCATTGCAAAAATCTAAATGTATAAAAGAGTATTTTGGCAATGAGTAATGTTTTGAGTTATAATCTATCACTTTCTTATATGTGTCATAACCAGTATATGAAATATCTAAATTATCATATAGTAATTTTCCACATAAAAAATCTCCGCAACCTAAATCAACAATATTTTTAATCTTATTATCAGTAATAAATTTTTTCAAAAAAGGAACATAAGTATTTTTATTATATTGTAATGCACTTCCAGGTCCACTACTGCCATTATATTCAACATTATTATTATTTCCCCAACAGTTATTTTCATAAATATTTGTAAAAACTTGTTCCATTATATAATAATGGCAATATTATTATATAATACGTATGTTCACAATGGTTACATTTCCAAAGATATAAAAATATTTTTGATTTTTCAACATGAGTATTTTTATCTATTTTCTAGATTTTCTGTGTTTTCTAGATTTTCTGTGTTTTCTAGATTTTCTATGTTTTCTAGATTTCCTAGTTTTTTTATTTCGTCGCCCACCTCTATTTGCTTGCTGTTCTCGTTCTTGTCTTCTTCTTTCCATTTCCGCATGTCTCTCTGCTATTGCATCATCTTGTTCAATTCTATGTTGCATCTCTTTTGCACTAAGTGCTGATTCCCCTCTAGGCTCATAACTTTCTAAACGAGGATGGTCATTATCACTGTTATTTGACATTTTTATAATATAAACAAAGATTATTTTTTTATTTATCGCATTATATTTTATATACATCATATAAAGATTTCTCTCTAAATAAAATAACTGCGTTGTGTATATTATGGCACTTATTAAAGAATATTTTGAATTGTGTAATAAATATCAAAACGAATATGGTGAAAAAACTATTTTATTAATGCAAGTTGGTAGTTTTTACGAATGTTACGGTGTCAAGTGTTCAAATTTATTGGAAATCAAAAAAAGCAAAATAATGGATTTCTCTCAAATCTGCGAATTGAATGTTGTCGGTAAAAATACTTGCGTTGGTGAAGAAGACGTTGTTATGGCTGGATTTAAAGTTGAATTTCTTGAAAAATATTTGCGTAAAATTCAAGAAGCAGGTTATACATGTGTTGTTTACAAACAAGACGAGGCTGCAAAAAATACATCACGATCACTTGAAGGTATTTATTCACCTGGAACCTATTTTTCAAATGAATCAAATAATTTAACCAATAATTTAACTTGTATATGGATTGAATCAATTAACAATAAATTTACAAAAGGAAAGGTTGTTATTGTTGGTATGTCAAACGTGGATATATTTACTGGAAAAACAAATATTTTTGAATACAAGGAAAATTATATACGCAATCCAACTACATTTGATGAATTGGAACGCTTTATTTCCATTTATAACCCTAGTGAAGTTATTTTAATATCCAATTTAACCTCTGAAGAAAATGATGATATTATTAATTATGTAAATATTAGAACGAACTCAATTCATTTGATAAATACAACCCAAAATCATGAAAATATTGGTGAAACTCAAATGATGAAACGAGCAAAAAATTGTGAAAAACAAACATATCAAAAAGAAATACTGAATAAATTTTTCAAAATATCCGATTTTGATGTATTTTTTCAAAATTTCTACAACAACCCAATTGCTACACAAAGCTTTTGTTACTTATTAGATTTTGTTTACCAACACAATGAATATTTATTACATAAAATAGGTGAACCACATTTTGACAACTTTAGCGATAGACTAGTTTTAGCAAATCATTCATTAAAGCAATTAAACATTATTGATGATAACAATTACACAGGTAAATATTCATCTGTTTTGAAAATGTTAAATGCTTGTTTGACTCCTATGGGAAAACGTAAATTTATTCATAACTTTTTGAATCCAACAACAAACACAAGTTATCTAGAAAGAGAATATAATATTATTGATTATATGCTACGTAGTGAAAATTACGAAAAATACAATACATTTTTAAAAGAGCAATTAAATCAAATAAAAGATTTATCTAAATGGGAGAGACAGATATTTATTAAAAAAATTACTCCCAAGGCTTTTTATAATTTACACAAAAATATTAAAATCATACAATGTGTCTTTGAATTTGTAAAAAACGACGTTGTTATCATGGATTATTTGCAAAATATAAAAATTGATATATTTCATATTCAAAACTATTGTGAAAATATTTATAATTATATTGAAAAAAATATTAATTTGCACCTTGCAAAAGATTGTGACCAACAGGATAATTTTTATGTTAATTTCTTTAATTTCGGTATTGATAATCATCTAGATGAGAAAACAGAAATTATCAAGGATTCAGAGGATCAATTAGAATGTATTCGCTCCTATTTAACTACTATAATTAAAAATAAAGAAAAATCTAGTAAAACTAATACCGAATATGTAAAAATTCATGAAACTGAAAAAAATAATTATAATTTAATTACTACAAATCGGCGTTGCAAATTATTAGATGATGGATTACCAACAAACGAACAAAAGGTTCAATTGACATATGTATCTATATTACGAGAAAACAACAAAGATAATGAGAAACATTTTAATTTTACAATCATTAAAAAGGGATTTGAATATAATAAACAAAGTGCTTCTAATTGCTTTATCAATAATCCACAAATAAACAACATATGTAAAACAATTACATCTACTAAAATATTGATGAAAGAGTTGATTTCTCTCACCTTTAATAAATTTATTGAAAACTTTGGAGAACAATTGCAAATACAACTAGAACACATTATTGATTTCATTACTATTATTGATATGTTGTATGCAAAATCGTATATTAGTAAAAAATATAATTATTGTAAACCGACTATTATAAAACAACAGAATGATGCAACTAGTCAAAAATCTTTTATTGAAGCAAAGAATCTTCGTCATTGTTTAATAGAACATTTACAGACAAATGAATATTATGTAACAAACGATATTACCTTAGGAAATGATATAACTGATGGTATCTTATTATATGGAACAAACGCAGTTGGAAAAACAAGCTTGATTCGCGCAATTGGCATTTCAGTAATAATGGCACAATCTGGATTATTTGTTCCTTGTAGTGAATTCAATTTTGTTCCTTATAAATATATTTTTACACGTATTTTAGGGAATGATAATTTGTTCAAAGGTCTCTCTACATTTGCGGTTGAAATGTCTGAATTGCGAACAATTTTACGTAGCGCAAATGAAAATAGTTTAATACTAGGCGACGAGCTGTGTTCAGGTACGGAAATTGCCTCAGCAATAAGTATTTTTGTAGCAGGTATTCAAAAAATGAGTGAATGTAGAAGCAGTTATATTTTTGCTACTCATTTGCACGAGATAGTAAATTATTATGAAATTACATGTATTGAGAATTTAAAAATAAAACATATGTCAGTTATATATGATAAAGAAAATGACTGTCTTGTTTATGATCGTAAATTAAAAGACGGGCCTGGTAATTGTATGTATGGTCTTGAAGTATGTAAATCATTGGCGTTACCTTTGGAATTTATGGAAAATGCTTATAATATTCGCATGAAATACAATAAAGAAACAGGAAGTATTCTTTCTCTCAAAGAGTCCCATTTTAATTCAAAAAAAATAATGGGGCTTTGCGAAAATTGTGGTATTCGTATTGGAACAGAAGTTCATCATTTGCAACATCAATCAGCTGCAGATAGTGATGGTTTTATAAATCATAATGGATATAAAATACATAAAAATAATCCAGCGAATTTGGTAACATTATGCGAAACTTGTCATGATGGTTTTCATTTAGGAAATGATATAGGTGTTGATACTGATATTAGCGTTTTAAGTGAATTAAGTGATATAAGTAGTGGTAAAATCAAAAGACAACACAAGAAAGTGAAAACTACAAAAGGAATCAAGATACAACACATCTAACGGTCTCTTGTTTTACAGATATTTATGCACATGAGCATATAAAATCTTTACATTTTCACACATAAGTTGTAAATCAATTTTTCTATCATGTTCTTCTACCGAATCTATTTTGCATTGTAGTTTACGTATCAATCTTTCTAGCGATTTTTTGTAAGAATAAATTTTATCAGGCATATCACCTTTTGCTTTTCCTAAAACTATCAACCCTAGTTGTTCAAACATTACAGTATACCATTTTTGAAAACCATATGTACTAACAGGATTAGCACATTTTTCATAAATTTTTTTTGTTCTATTTTTGTGAGATTTACCATTACTTCTGTTTGCTTTAGTTTTTGGCATTTATTATAAAATACAAGCAGATTATTTTATTTTTTTTATAATAATTAAAATAATTTTTTCTAAATTTATACCAGGTAATTATTTATGACGTCTAGTTTTTGACATAGTTTTACTTTTAATTACATGAACACCCTTTTTAATCCCTTTTAATCCAAAATCAAGACCTGATATAACCGATTTATAAATTACTCCTAAACCTTTTTCTACAGCTGGTTTAGACTTCATTGTAATATTTTTTACATTTGATCCTACTTTTTTTAATCCTGATGCAACTATAGGAATAGCTCTAGTTGTTCTTCTTTTTAAATTTTTAAAAAATCCTATCTTGGTTTTTTTATGATAATTTTTACGCGATCTATTTTTGGTCATGTTATAAAATATATAAATATTTTTATAAATATTTATATAAAAAAATGATTTAATTAATAAAAAATATAAGAATAGTATAATTAATAAATATATAGAAATGATTATTCCTATTAAATGTTTTACCTGCGGTATGGTTCTTGCTGATAAATATAGATTTTATACAGAAGAAGTGCGTAAAAGAAAATTAGCTAAATCAATGGATGTTGAAAAAGTTTTATATTTAACAAAAGAATTTCACGATAAAACTCCAGAAGGCGAAGTTTTAGATGAATTAAATATGATAAAAATGTGTTGTCGTAGACATTTTCTAACACATGTGGATATTGAGTAAATAAAAAATATTATTATAATATATAAATTATTTATAGACAAAATGCAAAATCATTATAAAGGAAAAAAGAAAAACACAACAAAAAAACATAAACAACAAAAATTGTACAAAATGAGAGGTTGTTCTATTAAATCAAGGCGTAATTATTTAGGAGGAAATAATACGTCAGTAATAGCAGCCCCACAAAAAGTATTAGGTGCTGATTTTAGTTTAGCATATCCATATACTGGTCCTGTTGTACGAAATGATGCTTTGGCGTATAATGGAAAAGGAGGATACCGATGCGATAATCCATTGTTTCCTGCGCCTTCAAATCTAGCAGTTGTTACAACTTCTAACGTAAATGGTGCAAACCCATTGTATCCTAATACAGGACCACCTTTTAATGGATTTAATTTTTTAAACCCAGTTAATCAACAAAGAGGAGGAGGTTGCGGTTGTGGATTACCATTTATGAATGGAGGTTCTAGAAATAGTCAAAAACATCGCGATGGTTGTAAATGTAGCTCATGTAAATTGAATAAAAAGGCTATCATGAAAGGTGGTGGTGGATGCAGCACAAGTAATAATGGTATTCCATATCCAAATGGGTTAGTTGGCGCGCCATTTCAAAATCCAACTAATTTACCAGGCGCTAATGGTATTGGAGGTGATGCTAATTATTATTCAAATAATACATATAATAATGATGTTTCTAGACAAATGATAGATGTTGGTGCAAATCCGCCATTTTTAGGTTTTAAAGGAGGTAGTAAAAATAAACAAAAATTATCTCATAGTAAAAAAAATAAAAAACAACATGGAGGTACATTATCTAATTTTTTAGGACAGGATTTAATTAATTTAGGAAGACAGCTTGGTCATGGTGCAGGTAGCGCGTTTAATGCTTTAAATGGCGTTCATGCTTCAAGCAACCCATTACCTTGGAAAGATCAATTAATTGCAAAACATTAAATTTTTTTCTGATATTAATTCATATAATGGCTTTTCCAAAAAGTATTAAGGAGTTGTGCATGCCGGCAATGGTATATTTTGTTTTATCTATTTTAACTATTTTAATAGTTTTAATTCAAAATTTAGGCAATACAAATAGATATAAAATAGGTAATTATTCATGTCGTGTAACTAATACTACATTATTATTTATTGTTAAAATAATTTATGTACTATTCTGGACATATGTTTTAAATTTAATATGTAAAGATGGTCATAAGGAGTTATCATGGATATTATTATTTTTACCATTTTTTGTATTTGTATCAATGGTAATATTTTTTATGTTATTGCAGCTATAATTTAATGTAAGATCATTCTATTTATAATATTATATTATTATAAATAGAATTACAATAATATAATGAAAAATGGATTTGCATATAAAAAAAATGGATGGAAATACATATTTATAAAAGGTAGCCCAAAAGAACGTGGTTATGAGTATGGTGTTGCATGTGCAAAAGACTTTGTTGAAATTCAAAAAATGTTACAGTTTTTTATGTATGAATCTTATGGAAAAACATGGGATTTTTTTATAGAAAAAATTGCACTTGAATTCAAAGAAATGACAAAAAATGATTTTAATGAACTCTATCAAGAAATGGAAGGTATTGCAGAAGGATGTAATGCAAATGGATGTAAGACTACTCTTGATGAAATCATTGCATGGAATTTTTATATGTCAATCCCTTATTGGTACCCATCTTGGGTTGAAACAGATGAGAATCACGATGGTTCAAAACCAAAAAAAAACGCGTCTGGGCCAAGAGAAGGTGGTGGTGCAAAGGATCATTGTAGTGCTTTTATTGCTGTAGGTAAAGATTGGACCGAAGACGGAAAAATAGTAGTAGCTCACAATTCTTTTACTGATTACATTGATGGTCAATATTCCAATATTGTGCTTGATATAATGCCTGAAAACGGTTATCGTATTATTATGCAAACTAGTCCATGTTGGATATGGAGTGGAACTGATTTTTTTGTTACCTCAAAAGGAATTATTGGAACAGAAACCACAATTGGTGGATTTTTACCATATGTTAAAAAATACCCTATTGGTTATCGTATTCGTAAAGCTATGCAATATGGTGAAACTTTAGATGATTATGTTAAAATATTGTTAGAAGGTAATTCCGGTGATTATGCAAACTCTTGGTTATTTGGTGATACAAATACAAATGAAATAATGAGATTAGAATTAGGATTACAATTTCATAATGTAGAGAGAACAAAAAATGGTTATTTCATTGGGTTTAATGCAACATATGACTCTCAAATAAGAAATATAGAATGTATTAATTCCGGTTTTTACGATATTCGCAGACATCAAGGAGCAAGATATGTACGGTTAAGTGAATTAATGGATGAAAATAAAGGTAAATTAAATGTAGAAATAGCAAAAAAAATTATTGCTGATCATTATGATGTTTATTTACAGAAAGAAAATAAATGTTCCAGAACGGTTTGTTCTCATTATGATTTAGATCCTAGAGAATATATGTCAGCACCTGGTAGACCATTGCCATTTGCGCCTCATGGAGCAGTGGATGGTTTTGTGTGTGATTCTAAAATGGCTAAAGAAATGACTATTTGTGGTAGATATGGTAATTCTTGTGGGACACCATTCATTAAAGACGACTTTATAAAAAAAAATAGACAATATGAAATTTTTGGTCCATATTTGAAAGATAGGCCTTCTGAAGAATGGACACTTTTATCTAGTAGTACAAATGAAAAAGAAAACGAACTACAAGAAGGAGGTACAAAAAAAAAATACAAGGCGAAATTTAGATTAACCCGTCGTAGCAAAAATAAACATCAAAAACATAGAACGCTAAAAATGCATAAAAAATAAAGCATAATGTTTTTTAAAATACAAATATACAATTATAGTGAAATTATTATATTGTGAAATTATGATTAAATAATATAATAATAATATAAAATATAAATTATAAATCAAGATATGGATAACAAAGATAAAATATCATGGAAAATTATTGATAAATATTTTAATGATAATCCAAATAATTTAGTAGCACATCATTTAGAATCTTATAATGATTTTTTTAATCATGGCATTAATCGTATTTTTCGTGAAAACAATCCAATAAGATTCATTGAGAGAGAAGATGAAACCGATGGTGCCAGTAAAAGAAATGAATGTCTTTTATATTTAGGTGGAAAAGAAGGTACAAAAATTTATTTTGGTAAACCAATTATTTACGATGATAATCATGCTCATTATATGTATCCTAATGATGCTAGATTAAGAAATATGACTTATGGCACAACAATTCATTATGATGTTGAAGTAGATTTTATTTATTATAAAGGAGATGAAAAAAAAGAACATTCTATTACCTTAAATAAAATATACCTAGGACGTTTTCCTATTATGTTACAATCTGATCTCTGTATTTTAAAATCATTGAACAGAGACGTTAGATTTAATATGGGCGAATGTAAAAATGATTACGGAGGATATTTTATTATTGATGGGAAAGAAAAAGTAGTTATTCCTCAAGAAAAATTTGCCGACAATATGCTTTATATTAGAAAAAATAAAGATGATGATAATTATAGTCATTCTGCTGAAATTAGATCTGTTTCTGAGGATGCTTCAAAGCCTATTCGTACTACTGCTGTTAAAATTGTTGCTCCATCGCCATCCTTATCTAATAATCAAATTGTAGTAGCTGTACCAAATGTAAGAAAACCGGTTCCTCTTTTTATTTTAATGAGAGCACTTGGTGTAATATCTGATAAAGAAATTATTAAAACATGCTTATTAGATATAGACAAAAATAAAGATTATATTGATTTATTTATACCTTCAGTCCATGACGCAAACAAAATTTTTAACCAAGAAACTGCATTGAAATATATTGCTACTTTTACAAAAAGAGGAACTGTATCTAGTGTTATTGAAATATTAACTGATTATTTTTTGCCACATATTGGAGAAGTAAATTTTTTAGACAAGGCATTTTTTGTTGGTTATATGGTTTATAAATTATTAAAAGTATATACATTACAGGAAAAACCAACCGATAGAGATAATTTTCGTTTTAAAAGAATAGAATTAACTGGTTCATTAATATACGATTTATTTCGTGAATATTTTTTAATACAGAAAAGAAGTATTTCAACAAAAATAGACAAAGAATATTATTATCACAAAGGTGGATATAAGGATACAGATGAATTAGTTGAAGACTCTGCATCACATGAAATAAATAAATATAAAAATAGTGATAACTTTATTGGTTTAATTGAAACAAATTTTAAAGAGTTTTTCAAGGATAGAGAAGTTGAGTTGGGATTCAAAAAAGCGTTTAAAGGAAATTGGGGATCAGAGTCACACACTAAACGTTTGGGAGTTGTACAAGATTTGAATAGATTAAGTTATTATACATTTATATCTCATTTAAGAAAAATTAACTTACCACTAGATGCAAGTGCAAAAGTAGTTGGTCCACGTTTATTGAATAGTTCTCAATGGGGTTTGATTGATCCTATAGATACTCCAGATGGCGGAAATATTGGCCTACATAAACATTTAGCAATTTCAACTCATATTAGCAGCGGTAGTTCTTCAGCACCATTGATTTATTGGCTGCGAAAAAATACACCATTAAAATTAATATTGGAATGTCATACTGAATATTTGGCAAATAGCACAAAAGTTTTAGTAAATGGCAATTGGATTGGTGTTGTTGACAAGCCTATTAATACTGAAACCAATTCAGCTAATAAGAATAATATAGGTGACATGGGATTAGTTGAACTTTTAAAATTGTACAGAAGAAATGGTATTATTCCAATATTTACCAGTATTGCGTTTGATTATGAACATAATGAAATTACTATTTATACAGACGCAGGAAGATTAACACGCCCTGTTTATTATATTGATAACAGCGAAAAAAGTTACGATAGAAAAGATGTTCTTGAATTAATTCAAGAGGAAAAACTTTCATGGCAACAAATAGTAAGTGGTTTTAAAAAAAAAGAGGATGAATTATTTAATTTTAAATCCAATAAGGTTTATGAAATAAATGAATTGTATAGTGACTTACAAATAGAAAGTATAAAACAAATGAGTGGTGAAGTGTATAATACATTACAAAAATACAAATCTATTATTGATTATTTAGATACTGCTGAAGAAGAATCGGCGCTTATTGCAAATCAAAGTGATGATAATAAAAAAAATAAATATTATACACATGTTGAAATTGATCCTTCGTTAATATTAGGTGTTATGGGAAATCTTATTATTTATCCAGAACATAATCCTGTAACACGTAATTCATTTTCATGTGGTCAAAGTAAACAAGCTGTTTCTATGTATCACACGAATTATCAAATGCGTATTGATAAAATGGGAGTTGTATTAAATTATGGACAAATACCTCTTATTAAATCTAGATATTTAGAATACATTAATAATGAAGAAATACCATATGGTGTAAATGCAATTGTCGCTATTATGTGTTACAGTGGATATAATGTAGAAGATGCAATTCTTATTAATGAAGGAGCCATACAAAGAGGCATTTTTAGGACAACATATTATTCCATGTATGAAGCACGAGAAGAAAGTTCCAAGGTTTCTGGTATGGTTAATTCACGTTTTGCTAATATTGAAAAAAATAATGTTGTCAAAATAAAACCAGGTTATGATTATAGTTTATTAGATGATCATGGTATGATCAAAGAAAATACACCATTAAATGATAAAATTGTACTTATTGGAAAAATTACAAGTGATATGGAAAACAAGGATAGGTTTGTAGATGATTCTGTTAAACCTAAGAAGGGCCAACTAGGTTTTGTTGATAAATCTTTTATTACACAAGGGGAAGAAGGATTCAATATTGCAAAAGTAAGAATACGCGAAGAAAGAATACCCGCTATTGGTGACAAAATGGCTTCAAGGGCAGGACAAAAAGGAACTTTAGGTCTCATTATTCCTGAGGAAGATATGCCGTTTACCGCTGATGGTATTCGTCCAGATCTCATTATTAATCCACATGCAATACCGTCTCGTATGACAATTGGACAAATAGTTGAATCTTTGTTTGGAAAAGTTTGCACAAGTTATGGCGCTTTTGGTGATTGTACTGCATTTCAAGTAAAAGGTTCCAATTATTCTACTTATGCACCTTTTTTGGTAAAGGCTGGGTTCAATTCTACAGGTAATCAAATTTTATATAATGGTATGAGCGGAGAGCAAATTCAAAGTGATATTTATATAGGACCAACCTATTATATGCGTTTAAAACATATGGTAAAAGATAAAATTAATTATCGTGCTACTGGTCCCAGAACCAACTTAACACGACAAACAGTTCAAGGAAGAGCTAATGACGGTGGATTGCGAATTGGTGAAATGGAACGCGATGGTGTTTTGGCTCACGGTATGTCATATTTCTTAAATGAATCTTTCATGATAAGGGGTGATGAATATTACATGGCTATTTGTAATAAAACCGGCGCTATTGCAATTTATAATGAAGTCAAGAATTTATTTTTGAGTCCTTTTGCCGATGGTCCTGTCAAATTTCATACAAATCCTGACGGATCAATGAATGTCCAAAATATATCAAAATTTGGTAGATCTTTCAGTCTTCTTAGAATCCCTTACTCATTCAAATTATTAATACAAGAATTACAAACTATGAATATTCAAATGCGAATTGTAACAGATGAAAATATAGATCAAATGTTAAGTTTATCTTATTCCAATAATATTGATAAATTGCTTAATAACACAGACGCTAATAATGCGTTTGAAGAAGATGACTTTACAAAATTAAATAATAATTTGAAAATGAATATTATAAAATTAAAATCAGTTATTAAAAATAATTTGACGAGAGAAACCCCAAATGTTGAATTAAATCAATTAGAAAATACAATTAATGATACTGTTATAGAAGATAATAACTTACCAAATATTCCTATTGATATAAAACCACTGGATTCATCTGTATCCACACCTTCTGAAGAAAGTATTCCATATGCACCTGGATCACCAGCATATGAGAGTAATAGCGGAGAAAATATGCCTGGTTCATCGTCACCTTTTGTTCCAGATATGGAAATGGCCAATACTCCCATATTAATTAAAAAACCTACACAAGAAGTAATTCAACCATTTGAACAACCATCATTTTTACCAATGACTCCTTCTATTAGTCCGCCGACAACAGAAGAAAAAACTATTTTGGAAGTTGAAGAAGAAAAAAAAGACATTGGAGAAAATGTTGAAAAAGAAGGAAATGACGGTTCACAAACAAATAGTAGTGCTGGTAATGAAATGAAACAAATTGTCATATCTACAGATAATGAAAGTGATAAAAATACAAATTCAAGTGATACAAAAAAAATCAATTTATAAAAAAAATGAAATAATATAAATATAAAATTATTTATTTATATAATTAAAATGCAAGGTCAAAATCATAGTAGTTTAATTTCATCTGTTTATAAAGCAAGAAAGACTATTCTTGAGTTAATGGATAAACAAGGGTATAATGTTGATGATTATTCCAATTTTAGTATCAATGAAGTCAATTCAATGAAGCAAAACAATCAATTGGATATTCTTCTTGAGAAAAAACAAAATGATTCAGGATATATGAAACGAAAACACAAAATATATATTCGTTTTTATTTAACAAAAATGATTCGTCCTGCTAATATTCAAGAAATGATTGACGATTTGTTTAATTTAGAAGAAGTATTAACAAAAGATGACACTCTTTTTATAATTAGTAAAGATGAAATGAATGAAACCATTATAAGTGAATTAAAACACATTTGGGAAAAAGATGGTATCTTTATTGTTATTGAAAATATTAAAAGATTACAATTTAATATATTAAAACATATTTTAGTTCCTGAACATATTATTATTGATGATAAAGAAGTAGAAGATGTTATGAAAAGATACAATATCAAACATAAAATGGAATTTCCAGATATTTCACGTTTTGATCCAGTAGCTCGTGTTATAGGATTAAGACCAGGTGATGTATGTAAAATTATTAGACCTAGTAAAACTGCAATAAAAACAGAATATTATCGTGTTTGTATATAAAAATATTTATTTAGTAATTATATAATAATTATGAATTTTGAAAAACCCTTTGAAAATAAATTTACTATATACAGTAAAAGTGGCTGTATTAATTGTAGAAAAGTAAAAGATTTATTAAAAACAGGTAATTTTGAATATGAAATTATTGATTGCGATGACTACATATTAGAAGATAAAGAAAATTTTTTATCGTTTATTCAAAGTTATGCAATAAATGAATGGAAATCATTTCCAATGGTTTTTTATGATGAAAAATTTATTGGAGGTTTGAATGAAACGCAAAATTATTTGGAAACATTAAAAAACCACACTTTAGATTTTACCAATGATAATTTTTAATTTGGGTAATAAATAATATATAGTTGTTTATAAAAATCATTATATATTATAATTATAATATATGGGAAGTAATAATAATTTTCAAACAGACAACGCATTTAAAGATATGATTCAACCATTTGAATTACAAAATAAAGTAATTACTCTTCAAGAAAAATTACCATCTATTTTAGAAGATTTTAAAAAATATTATGTATTCTATAATAAAAATCCGACATACAGCGAATACCAAACAATTTATCAAAATATAGTAAGCAATATTAATTCTCTTGCTAGTGATTTGATTTCAATATCTACTGAGACAGAGAAAAATGTACAAACTATAAGTGACGTATTAATAAAAATTAATACGTTAATAGAAAATGAAAAAAATAAAAATAACGAATTAAAATCTATTGAAAGTAATATTAACAATCAATACAATGGTTCTAAAATAATGGTTTATGAATATAAACAAATTTACAATGAAAATTATATTAAAAACATTTTTATGTTTTTTGGAATTATTATAAGCGGAACCATATTAATTAAAGTATTCACAAAAAAGGTTGCACAGGTTTAAATTTACTTTTTTTAAATTAATTTAAAACTTTGCATTATAATAATTATAATAATTAAAGTGTTCTAAATTATTATAATGCTGAATTTCCCTTTTAAAACTTATAACGATCATTTTATTTTAGATAAAAATTTACAAGATTATATTAAAAAAAAAAATATTAATTCTTTTAATAAATTTACAGAACGAAATAAACGAAATGAGCAAAATAAATTGAAACAATATTTTACTAATTACACTAGTTATTTACTAAATTTTTCAAATATAAAAAATGATGAAGAATTTGAGAATCATGATTATCGTTGTGATTTTTGTGAGTTGTCTTCATGTTATCATTGTTCTAATAACAATAATAATGATAATAGTAATAACCATAATAGCAAACTATATATTTTAATTGGAGGAACATCTACTATTATAGGGCTAGGTGTTTCCTTTTTTTGTTATAAATATTTTTTATTATTATTATATAAATATAATATAAAAAATGTCTAACAAATCTCAAAATAATGTTAATTCAATGATATTAAATTTAGAAAGTTTAATAAAACAATATGATACTCTTTTAATTCAATACAACCAAGTTCAAAGTGATTATATTAATTATTTACAAAGAAATCCACACTCAACATTAGATAATGGAACGAACAATTCCCATTTAATCACTAGTAAAAACAATGCATTTTGGGGAACTGCTGGAATATCAAGTAGACGTGTTTCAAATGTAGAACAATGTTCCGCATTGTGCAGCACAACACCAGGATGTAGTGGAGCAACTTATAATATTACAAATAATAGTAATCAAAATAATTGTTGGTTGAGGAGTGGTGAGGGAATGGTAATTGCTGGAACCAGTGATCAATATGCAATAATTCCAGAATCAAAAAATTATTTATTAACTTTACAAACATTGAATTCACAATTAATGGATATAAATAATAAAATCTTAATTATTTTTAGAAATAATGAGAATATTTCTTCAACTCTAGATAAAGAAAGATTTAAAAAATATAATCTATTAAAACAAAATTATGGAAAATTAGAAGAAGAACGTGTGAATATATTAAATAAATTAATGGATCATCAAACCATAGAAGAAAAAAAAACTCAAAGTGAATTAATTGTTACAAAAAATTATTATAATTATGTATTATTATTATTTATTGTATTGTTATGTTTTTTGATTCTTAGTAAAACAATTATCAATTCTGTTAATCAAGATGGACAAACCACAAATAGTAGTTTTGAATCTATAATTTTGGTAATACTAATTTCAATTATTTTAATTTTGTTTTTTACTTATTTTTATAAGACATTTAGATAAATTATTGTATTCATTTATATTATATATGAATACAACAACAAATAATAATAATAATGAAAAAACAAAAAAAAAGGATAGGAAAAAAATAACTGATCCGTCTCTCTATCAAGGTTATAAATTTACACAATATCAAGAAAAATTTAAAGCAACTGAACCAGTAACTACCCTTATTAGAGAGGAATTTACTGGTAATAGTAGTAGTAATTCAAATGCAACTATTGATAATTTAAAAAAGGAATATGATAAAACTTTGAATGAATATAATGATACGTTAATTAAGTACAATGAATTAACAAAGCAACTACAAGTCTCATCAACTGACTATGTACAACGCATAAATCCAAAAAATCAATATTTAAACAAGGTTATACGCTTCCCTTCAGGACAGTTGTACTATGTAACAAATCAAGGTGTTGCAAAATATATACCTGATCCTACAATTTTAAAAAGTATATCAGGAAAAAATGGTTGCCCAAATACATCTAGTGATTACATTAATATTACTATTCCATGGTTAAATGAATATAGTATTGAAGGAACTCAAATACCTACAAATCCACCATTAATTATTGGGAAGAACATGAAAGCAAATGAGAGTTGCGGACATGAGGGTTCAAATGTATTTGTAAATACAATGTTGTCATCAAAACCAACTCCTACATATGTTGGCTGTTATCAAGATGATGAAAAAAAACCTAGTATGACATTTATTGG